TTTGCAAATTGATATGTCATTATCCTACCTTTTGAATTATCCAGTTAGAATTTGCACCTGTAATAGTTACAGTACCTGCAAGCGCCAATTGTTCTGTTCCTATTCTAAATTGTTGTCCCGCAGTCATGTAAAGAATCATTCTGAGATTAGTAGATGCTTCGTTGTGATCAGATGCAGAACGAATATAGTCAGATGCAGATATAGGAGCTTGTGCTGTTGTGTTTATATAAAATCTTAAACCGATATTAGACCTTTGAACTGTAGTAGTCATGTAAAGATTAACATAACAATCATAGTAGCCAGCAGAAGGTACAGTAATACCAGTTGTAGCTACTGTAAAACTTCCTGTATTATAAGATGCTGTGCTAAAATTATTTCTTATGGCGAGTGCAGCATTACCACTAAAGTTGGAGAATACACCTGCTGCACCAGTAAATGTATCACCCCCAAGCTGGGACTGAAGGTAGTTATTAGAAGAAAACGTTTCGGTAATATAATTGTTAGAAGAAAATGTTCCTATTAAATAATTATTTGAAGCCTTATTGTTAATAGTGCTGGTAAGATAAGTTCCACCTAACAACAAATTTGCAGTAGATATCTGAGATCCTGAAATAGATGATGGCATAAGTACTCCTAAAAACTCTAATATCTAACGATTACAATAACGGTATAAAAGACTCACATATGATACTAGAAGTTGAATTGTTCTTCTTAATCTGATCTTTACGTCTGACATTTTATACCTCTGCTTTGCCATACTTAGGTTCCTTCTGGAGTTGGGTCAGCAGGTTCAATAGTAAGCTCTCCAGCTTCTACTAAATCCATGATTTCTTGGTAGTATCGATGCCCTACAGGAGCCGACCCCAGTCTATTTCCGTTTGTGTATGAGACTCCAACGGTGTTACCGTCTTCATCTTCGACATATTTTACGTCCGTGTAGTTACTCATATTTTTTACTCCTACAATTCTGCATCAAGTTCAAAGACCCCACCACCACTTTGGTTTCCGGTTACATAGTAAACATGGTTGGAGGTTAATCCAGACGTAACATCGAAATTAAAGGCATGACCTCCTCCTTGGCTGCTCGACGCAGCAACACTGGTAACAGTAATACTACTTCCATTCCCTTTGAGGTAAACATTAGTAGGTGTGAATATGGAAGGTTCATCTCTCATTAACCCTCCGTAAGGTCTGATACTCGCACGGGCCTGAGTTCCAGTGACAGCAAGGGCAGTAAACATCACTGAAGTTGCACCAATTACAGGGTATTTCTGATAATACCTCTGACACAAAGCCAACTCTTCACCGTAAGACCGATGCTCAAATGGTGTGGCAGTATCGCCTACTTCTAGTTGAACTGCGGTGATTTGAAAGTAATTGTTAATCTGGTCAGCCAAGTTGACATTACCTACGGCTCTGCCTGTGTTACTTTGGTCGCCCCACGAGGTTTGAAGTGTGCCAGTATTCCAATTAGTGCCTGCCCCTAACCAAATGCTCAGGTCCAACCCTGCCTCTACTCCATTGTCAATAGTCCCGGTTGTGTCACCTTCAAACGTAAGAGTCTTATATTCCCAAGTTCCAGAAGTGTTGACAGTAAAAGATTTATTGATATGCCTTACGGGGCTAGTATCTCGTGCAAGAACCTCTACAACATATGTCCCTGTCTTATTCGACTTCACCCAAAAAGAAACGGTAATGGACTCTGCATCCGAGGTTCCTTTTTTAAGGTGCTGTAGGTCTTGCCCTTCTAAGGAGGTTCTAATATAGAGTGCATCGTTACTGGCTGGGCTTGCATTTGCTGTAGTGCATAGCATTTTAAGAGAGTTACTAAAACCGGGCAAGTCTGTAACTGACTCCTGTGTAATGGTCCATGTCCCTAGGTTTATAATGACATTTCTAAACCTATCCACTGAATGATAACCAGAGCCAGTAATTCCGGGGTCTGGATTTCCCCTTTGTGCCACTTGCATGGCACCATTGATAATCAGGTTCCTGCGGCCACCTAACTGACCACCGTTGAAGCTTGAGGCTGTTATGTCATTAAAAGTTGCATTTCCATCAGTATTCAAAACAATGTTGTTTGCAGACGATGAAGGATTCTTTAATGCTGTGACTTTAAGTATGCTCATGATTGTTCCTTATATCAACATCTTGCGGAATAACTTTTACCGTGTCGTTCTCTTTGTTGTTAAACAATAATAAATTTCTTTCATTTTCTTTAACAACCTCATTCCTAAAACTTTCTATAGCAGCACCAGTCTGTCTCATTTGTTGAGAGTTTTCGACAGCAAGAATAGGTTGCCAAGCCATAGCACACCCCCATTCATCAACTTCTTTACCAGTGTTGGGGTTCGTTCCCCTTAACTGAATAAACCAAGCACATTCCAACTGTTTACAAGGTTCGAAGTTATTTAGAGGACAGTTTTGTTTTGGTTCAATTTTCATTCAGAAATATCCGTGTTAGACGTATTTGCTAACTCTGCAAGTTCATTTTCTAGTTGTGTAATTGTGGTTGAATGAAGTGTTGCACATTCATTAGCCCAATCAGGAAGAACTGATAAAGATTCATTAGCTCTACCATGTTCTACATATTCAATCTCACCTGAGTTTTCTTCCCATTGAAGGGCATGAACATCCGAAGGAATACTAGAAGAAATGTAATCGTTTAGATTATTAGAGAAATTAAGACCGCTTCCGTCTTTTACGATAGCTCTATCTTCTGGAATAATTGAAAGTTTCATAATTAATCCTTAGTTGCTATAATTACATCTACATACTGTAGATTAAATCCAGACAAATTGTGAGAGTGCGCTCCACCACCACCAGTGCTGTCGGTGGACTGCGTATAGATATTAACTCTCGCCGTAGTGCTTGCAGTGTAGTTAGTAGTGCCTGTACCGCCACTCCGAGCGCCATAAGTGTGTGTGTGAGCGGGCATTTGAGATGTTGTCAACGTGTGAGATGCTGTGGTTTTACCAGACCCAAAAGTTGTTGTAAAGGCATCAGAACCACCGGACCCAGCAGTTCCAGAAACAACTCTCATCGCTTTGTTGTTATGAGTAGTGTCTTTAGTCCATCCTGTAGGAGCAGCAGTTTGCACAAATAGTTGTTTTGTTCCGGAAGGAATAGTAGTAGTTGATAAAGTAGATTGCAAATACGTATTGGAAGAAAACGTTCCGTCAATATAATTGTTCGAAGTAAATGTATCTTGAACATATGTGTTGGAAGTAAACGTTCCGGTAATATAATTGTTTGTAGTAAACGTATCTTGAACATATGTGTTGGTGGCTCTTAGACCAATTCTAGTCAAAACAAAGTTGTTAGAAGTATATCTATCTTGAACATAGTTATTTGATACATACGTACCTTGAATATAATTATTTGTAGTAAACGTATCTTTAACAAAGCTGTTAGAAGTATATCTATCTTGAACATAGTTATTTGATACATACGTACCTTGAATATAATTATTTGTAGTAAACGTATCTTTAACAAAGCTGTTAGAAGTGTATCTATTCTGGACGTAGTTGTTAGATGTTAGATCAGTCGCCTCTAAGCCATCTACAGTATCTGAAGATCCAGTAATGTTAATAGAATATGTACCTGATAATCTATCTGCTGATAAAGTACCAGTATTGATATTAGAAGCGTTTGTGTAAAAAGTGGAATTTGCCCCATCTAAAGTATCAGCATCCAATCCAGATCCAGCACCGTCCACAGTTTTAATCTTGGTTAAGACATCAGCCGCAGTATATGTAAGATTAAAGTATCCATTTGACACAAGTAATGGCTGTTCTGTGTTTCGGAAGTAGCTGTTTGACACAAAGGTAGTTTCCAAACCAGTGTCTGTAACTTTACCACTATTATTAACATTTAAAGCTAACTTACTTAGATTTTTGTTTACAGACATTTAAATCCCCGTCGAATAATTCAACTTCCGTGCAAAAAAATGAAGGAACAATACCATCAAATGCTCCACCACTATTTAGGAAGTTTTTTGTTCTATGTGCATATTTAGCTTTGTCAAATCCCACTATAATCATATCATTACTGTTCTGAATAACCAACCAAGAATTATACTCTTCAGACTTTTCAACTCGAAAATAACTCATTAAACGATAGTCCACTCCGAACCCGAAGGTACTGTAACTGTCACACCACTATTAATACTAATTGGTCCAGCAGTCATGGAATTCTGTCCGGATGGGATAGTGTAGCTAGTCGTTACTGTTTGATCGTTGTTGTAGAATATCTTATCTGATCCGCCACCAGTAGCACCTCCACCAGAGTTATCTTGGAAGTAGTTGTTAGATACTAATCCAGAAGCATGAATGCCATCCAACAAGTCAGCATCTAGACCATTACCCGAACCTGCCCCAATGAAAGTCCTAATTGCTGCCTGAGTACCATGACGCATAAAACCGTCGTTGCCAGTTTCCACTAAAACCTTAGTAACACCGCTGGTCACATCATTAGGAGAAGTGTTAAAATAGTTGGCATAGATATAGCCAGATGAATGTCGCTTCACAATAGTGTCATTGGAAGCTGCAACACTTGGCTGCGCTCCATCCAACAAATCAGCATCTAAACCAGATCCAGAACCATCTACTGTTTTAATCTTAGTAAGAACATCAGAAGCAGTATAAGAAGAAGAATTTAACTTTGTTCCAAGCTGGGTTTGAACATAGTTATTAGATGCTAATCCAGAAGCATGAATGCCATCCAAAGTATCAGCATCTAGACCAGATCCAGAACCATCTACTGTTTTGATTTTAGTAAGAACATCAGAAGCAGTATAAGAAGAAGAATTTAGTTTAGTGCTTAACTGACTCTGGAGATAGTTATTAGAAGCCTTGGTTGCCAGTGAATTTGTTACTGTTGTAGAAAAGTTAGCATCATCACCAAGAGCAGCAGCAAGCTCGTTAAGAGTGTCTAATGTAGTAGGTGCAGAATCTACTAAGCCAGCAATTTCACTAGCCACATATGTTTGAACATAGTTATTAGATGCTAATCCAGAAGCATGAATGCCATCTAAAGTATCAGCATCTAGACCCGAACCTGCGCCATCTACTGTTTTGATAGCAGTTAAAATTTCACTTGCTGTTTGATCTGCTGTTGCACCAGATTCAATTCCGTCTAGCTTAGAACCATCAGTAGCTATGTCACGGCCATCCACCGTTCCAGAAACAGTAATGTTATTACCAACGGTAAGACCGTTTTTGACTATAAAGTCTTTTGTATTAGCCAAGGTTCACTCTCCCCTTTAGCGTAAAATATTAGTTTTCAATTAGCATCATAGAAGTGTTGAATACAGTAGAAGTAGCAGATGCTGGAGTAACTCTAAGTCTAACACTGCCAGAAGACACGTCTACATCATATGTTGCTAAAGATGTATTAGTGAAAATAGAACCATATTCAGTAGCATATGCTGTTGTGCCATCATGGACAACAAGAATCTTTGTCATATGTCTCTCACCATTAGAAATGGCTGTAACATTTACTTCTGCTCCAGAATATGTAGAAGTGCTGAATGTGTCCAAGTTTGTCTGTGATGTAGATGTTGTAGTAATCGTAGAAGATACAAACGAATGATTCGTTTGAATGATATCATTCGTAACTGTGAGGTCATTACCAATTGTAACATTACTAGGAAGACCTACTGTTACTCCAGCACCTTCGGAACCAGAACCAGAGACTTCTACTTCGTTAGTAGTACCTGAAATCGTTGCTACATAGTTGCCAGTTGTATCTGTACCAAGTGCAACAGAGTTTGGCTGAATAGTAGCTGTAAGAGTTCCGCTTGCTAAATTAGTAAGAGTAACAGAACCAGATAGATCACCACCCAATGTAATGACTGGATCTGGCTTATTTGTGGTATTAGTCCAATCAAGATAGTAGGAACCCTGCTGACCGTCTAACTTGTCAGCATCTAAGTTTGTCCCAGAGCCATCAACAGTTAACAACTTAGAAAGAACATCGGAAGCAGTGTAGGAGGAGGAGTTTAACTTAGTTCCGAGTTGAGTCTGTACATAGTTGTTAGATGCAAATGTTCCAGTTAAATAGTTATTGGATACGTTACCTGAACCAAACTGAGTTAATTGGCTCTGCAGATAGCTGTTAGAACTGAAGGTAGCATTTACATAAGTGTTAGTAGCTCTTAAACCAATAGATGTAGATATGGTAGTAGAAAAATTTGCATCGTCATTTAGAGCAGCAGCCAACTCATTAAGAGTGTCTAATGCTGCTGGTGCAGAATCAACAAGACCAGCAACCTCTGAAGCTACGTGTGCTGTGATGTAAGCATTAGATGAGAATGTTGAAGTAAGATAAGCATTAGCTGCAAATCTTCCGTCCACATAGTTATTCGAAGTAAAGATAGACTTTACAAAGTTGTTAGATGCAAGACTGGTCTTGGCTACACCACCAAGAGTAGCAGCATCGACATTGGTAAGGGCGGAACCATCGCCAGATAAGTCGTTTGCCGAAAGGGTATTGGTTACATCAACGTTACCGCCAGTAACTGCAAGACCGTCTAAAATTCGAAATGTGCTGCGTGCCATTGGATCCTCCTATTGTTATAGATATTTATACTATGACGGTTTTAACTACCTTTGATCTCAAGCTAGAGAGAACCAAAGGTTCAAGAATCAACTCAACGTTAGCTCCATTATATACTACTGATAAATCTCCTAATACTTCATTAGATGTAAAAATTTGTCCATATTCTGAGAATGTGACGTTCGAGACGCCATTGTAAGTTGCTAGTATTTTAGATACTTGTGTTTCGTCACCATTTTCTCTTTCTAGATGAATAAGGTACTCAAGAGAAACTTTTTCACTTCCGTGTGAGTAAGTGTCGATCACGGCACTGGTTTCACTAGCAGTACTTACACCCTCCAACTCAAACTTTTCAGTTACGTTATTGTAGCTTTGTGTATCTACAACGTTAGTAAAGACGTTGTTACCCGAACCAATAATAAGAGTGTCTTCAATTGTAACATTTGATGAGAATGTTTCATTTTGATCTTTACGAGCAAATGATGTCGTGATGTAATTATTAGTAGTAAACGTATTAGTAAGATAACTGTTTGAACTAAATCTTCCTTCGATGTAGTTGTTAGTTGCAAACAGGTCAGTTACATAACTATTGGATGAGTATACATCTTTATTGTAGTTGTTAGATGCAAATGTAAAGTTTACATAAGTGATGGGAGCAAATCTACTTTGCACATATGTGTTAGAACTAAACGTATCGTTAACATAAGTATTAGTTGCTCTGATAGCTACTATGTTGTTAACATGAGTATTGCTTGCTTTTGAATCTATCAGTGGCTGTAAGTAGTTGTTAGAAACCTCACCTTGTTCAAATAAGTTTAACTGAGCTTGCAGATATGAATTTGAACTAAAGGTTCCAATAACAAAAGTATTGGTAGCTTTAAGATCTAATAAAGGCTGAAGATAGTTGTTTGAAACTTCGCCTTGCTCGTAAGCCAAAAGTTGTGCTTGAAGATAGGCATTAGAACTAAACGTAGAATTTACATAAGTGTTAGTTGCTCTAAGTCCAAATCTATTAGTCACATTAGATGAAAAACTTGGATCGTCACCGATAGCTGATGATATCTCTCCTAGAGTACTTAAACTTGCAGGTGCAGATCCAACTAGTGTAGAAATTTCAGACGACACATATGACTGTACATATGAATTAGCACTAAATGTAGAAGTGATGTAGCTATTAGATGTAAATCTACCGTCCACGTAATTGTTAGATGTAAAGGTAGAATTAACATAAGAGTTAGTAGCTTTAGTATCTACAATATTAATAATGTAATTGTTGGAAGAGAATGTAGAAGTAATATATCCATTGGTAGTAAAGTTATCGTTTAAGTAACTATTAGAAGTAAATCTATTTTGGACATAATTGTTACTTGTAAATCCAGTTGAATCTATTCCATCAAGAGTTACAGCGTCTACTGTTAGCAACTGACTGTTTATATTATTAACTAAAACTTGTAGATAAGAATTAGAACTAAAAGTAGAATTTACATATGTATTAGTAGCTCTTAAACCAATAGATGTAGACACAGACGTAGCGAATGAAGGATCGTCATTAAGAGCAGCAGCTAACTCATTAAGAGTATCTAAGGTAGCTGGAGAAGAGTCTACTAAATTGGATAATTCCTGACTTACAAAAAATTGTAAGTATGTATTAGTGACATCACCAGTCGAAAGAATACTTAATGCATCTTGCAGATAAGCATTAGAAGAAAAAGTGGAAGTGGCGTAGCTATTGGTTAACTGATCCCCTACAAGGATACCTCCAGCAGTTACGCCATCTCCTATAAAAATTCTTCTAGTGTCTGTAGTAAAGATAGGCTCGCCTACATCAGGAGTAATGCTAAGACGATCAGCTTCCAAACCTCTCCTTATTTGTAGGGCCATTTACAACTCCAATATTTTTATCCTATGTTCTATTTATCCATTTAGATACGATAGGAATCTTTTTTGCAATAATAGGCTTTATCAACATGGCAATGTCCGTATGCTCTTTCTGAGTGCCATTGGCTTGTCTCAGATCAAGATAGTGCAACCAAGACCTTAACGTTCCGTTCATCGTCATACGAGTCATTTGCATACCTTCAGGCAAAATAACTCTAGCGCATTCCTTAGCCATATTGTTCTCTAAAGCCCACTTATAAGCCATAGTAATTTCATGTTGGATCTGCTTCTGTTTTGCTTCCCACTGCTTCTTCAACTCATCATCTTCCATCTCAATAGAATTCTGACGGTTCTTTTGATCTTGCAGTCTAAACTCTCTAGTTGTCATACCAAGTTGGGTTGCTTCAGCATACCTTTGAGAGAATTCTTGATAAGAGAAAGATCTGTGTCGTAAAATCTGCCGTGCAATGTCTCTCGGACAGTCAATCTCGAAAACAAGATTCACCATTTCCAGAGGAGACCAGTGTGCATGTTCGATCAAATAATCAATCAATCTTGGCGCTGTTTCGTAGTTGTCCTGATTGTCAGGATTACTCACTCTTGCACAATATGCAATTAAACCAGAAGAGTCTGGAATCCCTGATTCTTTTTCAGGCTGAGTCATTGCAAGAAGTTTTACTTTGTTCACTACATAAAATCCTTAAATTTGTCCATATTAAACTTCTCAGCCGTGTTCGTGTTATCAAACACCGGAGAGTCCATCACATCGTCATGTGCTGAGTTGTCAACGTTGTATAGTCTCATCTTTTCCATATCAACACCAACAACAAACCTTTTGTTTTTGTTCTTGTCAGCGTATCTATTCTTAAGCTGTTTAACCATGATCTGACCAAGATCATCCAACTCATCGTTTCTGGTCAGAGCAACCATGAAATCGGCTGTTGCTGGAAGACCGAACGACTCAGCAACGTCTTCAATATCAACATCAGAATTCTTGAAACCTGATCTTGTGGTCTGTGTGGCGGTAACAACAGGAGGACCGTGTTCGACAGACAAACCCCTCAGTTCTTCAGCAATACTCTTGATAATTGAATATGAATTTGCACCAGAACCAGCAGAAACCCTAGATGAGTTCATGATGTTGATATAGTCAACGTAAATAATATCAGGCCAAAACTTTTTCTTTAACTTAAGTTCGTTCAAAAGAACCCTGAAGTGATTTACGTTTGCCTGTGATGTTGGATATTCTTTGGTAAGGAGTTTACCAGTTGTCTTGACACCAAACTTACTAACCTTTGAAAGAAAGTTTTCTTTGGTGAGTTGTATGATGTCTTCAATCGGTACATCTAGAATGTTGGCGTCAAGTCTCTCAGAGATTTTTTCTTCTGCCATCTCCAAAGTAATATAAAGAACATTCTTACCCATAGCCAGATGAGCGCCAGCAAAGTGTGTCATCGTCAACGACTTACCAACATTCGGTCCTGCCATAAAAACATTGAGTGTCTTTTTCTCAAACCCACCTCTGGTAATGATGTTGAAAAGATCAATATCAAAGGGAATCTTATCGTTCTTACGGTGATAAAATTCATAACGCTTCTCAGCATCTTCAATGTAATCGTGACCGACATCGGTATCAAAAGACACAGCCAAAGCATCAGTCAAGATTTTTGGAATTGCACCTTTAGTCAGTGTTTTGTTCTGCCCATCGACAATCTCAATAGACTGCATCAAAGCATTGTACACAGCCTTTTCCTGACAGAACTTTTCGGTAGTATCAACAAGCCAGTCAAGTTCAACATTATCGTCAACCTTGAATCCTGTGATTAGATTTTTGATTGAGTTGAAGTCATCTTCAGAAATGTTGTCTATTTCTTCAAGATCAACAATCAAAGATGTTTTGGTTGGGTTTACGTTGTACTTTTCAATGTGATCCTTTATCATCTTAAGAGTGATCTTTTGGCTCTTCGTGCTGAAGTAAGCTGAATCGATAAACGGAAGTACCCTCCTAGAGTACTCCTCGTTTACTGCTAAATTCATTAGGATCAAATCATCAATCATTGACCGTACTTAAACTCCTCTGCCACGGCTTGTTCGATTTTTTCCATTACAGACTCAGTGAAGTATTCTTCAGGCTTCTCGTAAACGTGCTTGGCGAACACAGAAGCTACTTCATCGGGAAACTTGTACCTAGAACCAGTTTTCTCAACAATGCCTTTGCTTTCAGCAAACTCAAGAACACCATGCCACTTGCTAAGTCCGGTCTTGTAGTTAAGAAGAAGTTCTACCTGTGAATTTTCTTTACTCAGTCTAGACTTATTCATTTTCACAGTAATGATATTGCCTGTGAAATCTGTACCCTCTTTGACCTTTTTCTTAGAAAGAAAGGCAATAGTTGATGCAGCAAACTTAAGACCAGATCCACCGCCCATTTCTTTTGTTGGAACATAAGAGCCTATAACCTGATATACGTGGTTGGTAATTAATAGAGGAACCTTAGCACGGGCAAGCTTCAAGGTCAGAGTTCTAAAAGTTCCCTTAATAACCTGAGATTTGGTCATGTCTCGGGTATCTTTACCATCATGAGAGTCTTGCATCTCTTTGTTGGTTGACATCATACCCAAAGAATCAAGCACCATCATCATCGGAGGCATTTCATCCTCTTTGGTTCCTGCTGCCATGTATTTGTCTAAAAACTTCAAAGAGTGAGTGCGGAAAGATTCAATAGTATCTGGTTCAGCTAGGATAACTCTGTTTACATCAATTCCTCTCTCCTCCATCATCTGCTTTGTTACTGCAGCTTCTGTATCGTAATACACGACACCTGATTTAGGATTAGCCTTCAAAAACTCTCTAACAGCAGACAACACAAAGAATGTTTTGCCTGTTGCAGGATCCCCAGCAAAGGCAGTTACCTTGTTGTTTGGAATGCCGCCATAAAGACTACCAGAAAGAACTGCATTCAACATATAACAACCCGTGTCAATGTATCCGGTAAACTCAGCAGCACCTTCACCATCGGCCAAAATACTACTATCGACATCTTTCACTTCGTCAGCGAGATTTCTAAAAAAATCACTCATCACAAACTCCTATAAAAATGGAAGGGT